AAAAGAGTTAATGAATAAGTTTCCTCATCCATGTAGGTGTCAAGTTCAATCAGGAAATTACGTGGTCTGTGTGGATATTCCTCCACATCAGTCATCACATCACAGTAACCCAGAGCGTGTTCACGCTTCAATCCACGATGTAAAACAGTAAGATTGATTTTGTGTCGTGGAAAGAAGTTACTTACAAACCAAGAGGCAATATCCTCACAGAGGATTTTAGAATAACCGTATCCACAATGATTGATGTTAGACATGTTCCCCAATGCATGAACCAGATAAAGGACGATACGAATAAAAGTTTTTCTTTTGAACTCATATTACCTGACATAAAGATACCCACCCGCCCAATCAGCATTCTCAAGCAACCATTCACGATGTTCGATCAATCTCAGATCGAAACGCACACCTTTAGCAGGTGCCTTGTATGATGCTGGTTTGTAAACTTCACCAGTTTTCTTATCAATGAAAGCATGGCAGGAACGTGAACCACCAGCATCAACTTGCCAGATTTTATGATACTTACGCCCACTCTCAAATACAAACTCCATATCACACTCATCATTGTTTAGTTTGACAAGTCGCTCAGCATGATAGGTTGAAAGAGGTTCACCATTACCAAACATCTCATGATTACGATGAATACAACGAATGGTGTACTTAATATAATTCATTCTAAGTGCCTCACAGAGCATCTTAGTCCACTTCTCAACATTAGCAGCAATCTGCTCGCGAGCATCAGCAGAAGCAGCGTATTCAGCGAAGGTGGTTCCCATTGGTTTGTTTCGTATGAATGTATTATAGGGCATCCTGGTGGGGTTTCAGGGTGCCCTGTGCCACTAATCCAACTGGTTACATCGGTGGCGGCGTTTCGTTAATTTCATTTAAGATGATATACACCATCAAAAGAAATAAACAAAAGTTAATTACAGCTGGATGAAATATCATGCCACAAGCGTACCAGTAGGGATAGAAACAACCTCAGGATCTTTGTCCTCAAATGCATTCATATCAATGCATACCCAAGTATATTCACCAGCAACCTCACGGTAAACATAGTGATACTCTTCTCCACGCTCTTTGTTAGCGTATCCTACAAGGGAAGAATCAAGGCGTGGTGCATTGTTCTCCAATTTTTCACCCCGAGCAGTGTAATATTCGGGAGCACATTCACCTTCTGGGAGTTTTTTACCCCAAACAGAATCAGACCAGCAGGTTGACATATCACCACCGTCAATCAGTTCTGCTACTTTCTCCTTCGTATTGTAGTGCGACTCAAGTGCCCTACCCAACCAAGAAGGATAACCGTCCCAATGATGATAAACAGAAAGAATGGAGTCATCTGAGAGTTGAAGTCCGATGCGAGCGCGTGTTCCCATTATGTAGAAAATTTAGGGTGATTGTGGTGGTGTCCCCTCCACTCATCTAATATACACGAAAAAGGGAGGTGCGAAACCTCCCGTGTGCCACTTATTAAAGTGTCTTCACAAGGTAAATCATGAATATAGTTAATGCTATAAAAAAGATCCAAAAAAACATTAGTCTTCGTAAATTCTACATTCATCGGCATCAGGATTTTCATCACAATACATTTCAAATGCTGTAGGATCGTGATGATCTCCTGCTTCAATATCTTTCTTATGTTCTTGGGCATAACGCTCAAGATGTTCAAGTTCATCGACAGTATGACGACGCATTTGGGGAGAAAGTGTTGGATCGTCTAGTATTTTTTTGTCCGCTTCAATGTGTTGTTCTATACTATCCATATAGGAATTTGTAATTTAATAGTACTTATTTATTTTAATCAATCATCCAAAGGGTTGCCAGTACGCCATCCACTAGATTTAGTGGCATGACCTTTAAGTTTTTGAACCATAGCATCAGCAAGGGCTTCCATTCTTTCAGGATGAACGGCACCTATTCCAGCGTCCTTTACAGCATTTTTAATGCTTTTTTCTTCGTTTTCAGACAATTTTTTGCCGTTGAGAGGAAGAGTCATAGGTTTTTAGATCTCTTTACTGGTGTGTTCAAATCATAACATAATAATTCAAAACTATCTAGTAATTTAAGATTTTCTTTGGGATTGATCTAGTGATGCTACTCATCATCGAATGCTGATCCAAAAAATCCGCTGCTTCCAGGTTCACGACTTTCAAGTTTATCGAGAAGAGAATCTGTTTGGATTACTGTATCAATTTTAGAAATTAGTCCAGCAATTGAACTACAAACCATCGGTCTTTCTTGTCTAGCAGCAAATGCAAGTGCATTACGGAGAGATTGTTCTGCTTCTTTAAGTGATTCTTCTACGGAGTTTGATAGTGCCATTGATTAGTTACCTGGTGTCCATTCAAATCCACCTTCTTGGCGAATTTGTTCTAGTTGTAAGTTTAGTTCTTTGGGGAAAGGATTTTTTCGATCAGAATCATTACGATTATAGTCAAAATAATGTTTGGATTTACCTTCCAATTCTTTTACTTTATCAGCATAGTATTTTCTGGTCCATCCATCGTTCCAAGCAGAGTTTGCTTCAATACGTGCTTTGGTGAGTTCAATAGATTCATTTACAGAAACCTCTTTTTCACCTGTCGCATTTAAATTGAATGAATAATCTTGAGGGATATTTTTTCGATTGAGACGACTTACATCTAGTTGTTGTAAAATAGATTTCCCAATAGAAACTTCTTCTTGATGCTCTCGAATGTGATCTTGAATAACTTTTTCAACTTTTGCGTAAAGATCAGAAGTCATCGAATTTATCATTTTTGATTGCCTCTTCTATGATAGCAGTAATTTCTTTACTTGTCAAATTATTCAAAAAACTCCATCTAGGATCTTTTTGGTCCCATTCAAGAGCAAAAGAACCGTCATCATTTTGATGAACTTTTAGACTATCACCGATTTCTAAGTTAGAATCCATATTATTATTCATCAAATACTTTACACATAGGCGAACCAGGGTGATCATCACAGAACTTATCAAGAACTTTATCTTGATGTCTTGTTGATGGATCAGAAATTTTACCTTCTGTCTTTGGATCCCACTCATCATCTGAGTGCTCTTCATTACAATGAAGATCTACCTTGTAATCATTCCACTTATCATTAGGATCATAAAGTGGATCAGATGGATCTTTCTGGCGTGGTTGTGACATTAGTCTTGCTCCTTTTTAAATAGTTTACGACACTTTTTTAATTCTTTAAGTTCATTTTTAATCATTTGGTAGGAATCTTCTGGTGAGATTTTTCTCCCCATTTCCATAGCAATTGCAAATTCAACTCTAGTACCAAAATGTTTAAGTGCCTCTTCAAAACAATTTAGTTCTTCATACATGGTTAACCAAATCTCCTACCACTAGGTGCTGATTTTGATACACTATCAAGTTTGCCTTCTAGTTCTGTTACTTTTAATTCTAGAACTTTAATGCGATCTTCTAAATCATTTTTGAATAGGTTTTTAATGTTTTTTCTGATCCCCATCTCTGAGTTTACGAACTTCTTCAGTAATATGTATCATCTCCAATTGTAATTTAGCAATTTTATCTTCGTGACACTTTAACCATTCAAAGTTGAATTGTTCTTCGTGTTCCATATCTTGAGGAGTATCATCTAGATTGTACCTATCAATCGCCCATGTTGGAGGTTTATCAGTCTTCCAAGGGTAAAGTTGATATTCTAATTCAGCAACAATACCCCACAACCAAACACGAATTTTGTAGATCACAATTTTACGCCAACACTACCACTATTTACAACACGAACACTACCTTCAGGCCAACCTTCCTGCTCGCACTTGAGATGCCACCGTGTCATCATAATGACGTTATCTCTAACTGCACCTGTCAACATTTCACGACCTTTGGTAGTCATAGTAGAAAAAAGACCGAATCTTGTTTCCCAAACATAGAAACAATCATCAATAAGTACCGAACCATCTGGCACAATTACTTCGCTAGTTGCTGTCTGAATCATCACCATCCTCGTTCTTTTTGTTAAATCCAAACGGACCTTCTTTGTCATCTAATGCAATTTTTAGTGCTACACCACCAACTGCTTCCATGACCTTAATAACATCCTCAGGTTTTGCATCTTCACCAAGTTCTTTGGCAACGTACCAATACTTAGGCCAAAATGTTTCGCCCGCTTTTTGATAATCTTCTAGGGTCAATAGTTTCATTTTCCTACTCCATAATCAGGTGCTTTTGCTTCTAACTCGCTAATTTTACTAGCGTGAAGTTTTTTAAGTGCTTCTTTAAGTTCGGGAGTTTCTTCCCATTCAAAGGTATCACCTTTGCTATTCTTTTTTTCTTTTTTAGTCATAGTGCTGCTCTCGCATTTTTAAGTGTAGTAATGAGATGCATATTTCCATGTATGTATCCTAACACAATTACTCCCAATGTGGCAAGTATTACTCCGAGGAGCATTAAAACTGGCACAATAGGATCTTTAGGCAGCGTCGTCGATGTAGTATTGACTTTTTTTGAGTCCGTATCGGTTGATGTGTTTGGTTCTGTGTTCTTCGCATTGGAAGTGACAGATTCTTTTTTCTTTTCCATCTGTATACTCTAAGCGAAAAGGAAAGGATTCAAACGGAAACATCTCTTCATGAGAAATTTCTTTACGCTTGGGTTTTGTTGTCTTTCTCTTTGTTGTTGGTTTCTTTGCCTTGGGAGTTGTATTCTTTCCAGAACTCTTCGTCGAACTCCTTACCTTCGCTCTCGGAGTTGTAGTAGTTTTCTTCGCTGGCATAATTACTTGAATCCTTTACCATTGTTTTTTTGATCTAAAACTTCAATGCGTGATAAAAATGCACCACGATTCCACCATACTTCTTGAACTGTTTGCCAGTTATCGACTACAATAGATTCACCATTTTTGCCGATAATCTTGTAGTCATGTCGATCATATAGACCATCAGATGTTTCAGTAAAATACTGAGGATCATCTGGCGAAATTACTTGTGTCATTTTGTGCGGGATTCTTCCATAGCAAGTAGAGTATCATAAGGAATCCAGGCAGGTGGTTCATTTTTGAACTGAACCTGAACTTCCTTAATGTTTTTTTCTAGAAACTTACAGTAAGAAGTTCTAGTGTTTTTAACAGCAGATAATGGATTCATCATTTACGGTCTGTATGCTCGTATTCTATCACATATTTTTTGTGTTGGGTGTTTTTCTCACCATAATTATAGCAATTATAGTGTTTCAATGTGCCACCAAGTTGATCCGCAAGGATCTTAAGAAGTTGTTCAGTGTCGCTCATCTTACGTTGTGTCCTCCAAACATGTAACGCATTCCATTCAAGATTTTGTTTCCGAATTCCCCCAATCTGCGAGAATTAAACCGTTCAAATAGTGCGGCAGAGATAACAGGTGTGGGTACACCAAGATCCACAGCAGCGTGGAGAGTCCAACGACCTTCACCACTATCGCTAACTCCCCCATCGAATTTGCTAAGGTCATTATCATGCCGTAGAACATCAGCGGTAAGGTCAAGTAACCAGCTACCAACAACAGAACCACGACGCCATAACTCAGCGACTTCAACAACATCAACATCATATTGATAGTCTGCCGGATTTTCCATCGGAGCAATCTCAGCATCCCCCTCCTTAACATATTTGGAACCAAGGTCACCATGATGGAGAATATTAAACCCTTCTGCATACGCTTGCATGATTCCATATTCGACTCCGTTGTGGACCATCTTTACGAAATGACCTGCTCCAGGACCTCCACAATGTAACCAACCGTACTCAGCACTGGTTGCCCTAGTGTGGGGGTCTGTGCGGGCTGCAGCGGTAATACCAGGTGCAAGGGCGCGGAAAATGGGGGCACAGACAGATACTGCGCCAGTTGCACCACCAACCATAAGACAGTATCCACGCTCCAGACCGTAAACTCCACCACTAGTACCACAATCAATATATTGGATGCCAAGTTTAGAAAGCCTTTCTGCTCTCTTGCGAGAATCTTTAAAGTTGCTATTGCCATGATCAATAACAATATCCCCGTCGCCAAGTAGTGGTAGTAACTCATTGATGGTATCCTCTACTAATTCTGCGGGAATAACAAGTTGAAAAATACCAGGAACTACACCAGCACTGGTGTGCATTTTTCCATCTGTTTTAACTATCTGAACAAGGTTTTCCAAAGTGGTAGCAACTCCACTTACATAACCTTTCTCATATGCTTCCTGTGCTTTCTCATAGTTACGTCTGTAACCCCAAACTTCGATGCCTTCTTTCATCATACGGCGGGACATTCCCTCACCCATACGACCCAGACCAATCAATCCAACTTTCATAAGTTTTTAAAAACCTTCACTATTTAAGCATAAAAATTGTTACGTGTCTTGCTAATGTTTTTGAAAACACACAGAGTTAAACCATCCCTCAATACCTTTTAATTTTATCTTAGTATGTTGTGAGTGAACTTTTATGTCTACAACCTTATATTTTTTACCAATAATACACATATACGGATAATCATTATTACCCCAATTGATCTGTTCTTTACTACACCCCAAATACTCTACAGTATCTCCAGGTTTCGGACCAAAGTACGCATGTACTACATTATTCTTCATTGATTTTTGATATCAAATCTTCCAACTTATTTGCATTTTCTAAAGCATTTCTCATCCTGCTTTTGAGAATATCAAGAATATCATTGACAATGATATCATTCTCAACATAGTCGTCAAGATAATTATCAATTGCTTCTTTTAGATATCTTTTTCTGTGCCACTCGGGTGAGTATGGTTTGTAATCCATGATAGGAAATTTACTATGCCCGTATTATAGCACTATGGGTTCCTAGGGTCAATACCCAAATCCTTAAGATATTCTATCCACCAGTCTTGATCCTTCATATATCTCCACTTAGGAACCATTTGACCGCGTTCTACAACATAGTATTGATACAGAGCATCATCTATAATCTGTGCGATCTCCATATTCTTCTTCCTCTTCGTCAACATCTGCATATGGATTCTCCACGTAGGGTCCTCGTTTTCGTAAAGGTTCTTTCCTGACATAATCGGTTTCAGAATTTACGGCAGATACCAAAACACCCAGTTTCATTACGATCCAAATCACAACTAATGGAGAAAAACATGCAATAAGGACTACTGGATTCATAGCAAGTTGTTCTCTTGAAAGTAGTGTAGTGTGTCTTTTAACCCACCAATATGCTTGTAACCAATAGCAACCTGTGGATACTCTGCTTCCGCACCAAATTCAGAGACGAATGATCTCTCTGTAAAGTGATTACCAAGTTTGTATTCTTGTATTTGAATATTCAACGTTTCTAGAAGTGTTCTAGCACGTTCACATTCTTGATTACCATTACTGTATAAAACAATCGGACCCATTACTTTTCTCCTTTAATCTCTTTGACGCCAATCATCAGGTTTATCACGTTGAAACCAATCTACAATTTCATCTGCACTATCAAATCCCGTTTTATAATTGGATGGGTCGGGATCACCTAATCCCATCCTATTCATAAAATCATCCATACTACCTTCTTGAATATCTTGAGAAGATTGTCTTCTTGCCTTCTTCAACATTTCATTTGCTGTTGTATTTGCTTTGGCAAGTTTTTGTGCCCATACCATATCATCGAGTTTGACCTCTTCACCATTGGCAATGCATTTACAAATAAATTCAAGTCGAAGACGATATGCAGTAGATAACATAAGTTTATGTTTCTTTATTTTTATTTATTTCCGCGATTAACTCTTTTGATAGTTTAAGAGAACGGCGGTACATAATATATTTTACCACAGGATTATTAGGATTGTTAGTCAACCACCATATCTGGCGTTTAATATATGCTTTTCCTAACCTAAGTACAAAATGAAAAGCGGCAGCAACGTTATCATCAGTTAAGATGATGTACGCTACTACCGCTGATATTATAAGTGAGGGAGTCACTTAAACTCTGCATTTCGACATTCGTCAAGATATTTAATTACATCTTCTCTCCACTCCATCAGTTCATTATAGCACTCTTGATTATGAGCACACTGACGGAGTTGATGGTCTGGTTTTAGAACACTCTCATAGAATAATCCGAGAGCATCTTTTCGTTTTTCTCGTTTTTCGGTCATGTTAGTTTTTTTCTAGATGACTTTTTTTTAAGAGTTTTTAGTTGATTGCGAATGAAATCAACTGATTGTTTGTACGTATTCAGTACTTTAATCTGACTCCCATTATGTATAATGATGAACTTCTTTCCAAAAGGAACAGCAGCCCACATTCCATCCGAAGTGCAGTAACCTAGAGGATCCCCAGGATTCGGTTTAAGAATCCCAGGGCGGGGGATAAATGGTTTTAAAAATTTATCCACCATCACATCTTAGCGTTCACACTGATAACCTGTGCTGTAGGATTACGTGCGATTGCAGTGCGCTTTGCGTCTTGATAATCACGGGCATGAACAGTTTCAATAAAAATTTGTCCAGCGACGATCAGTTTTACTTCGCAGACCATTGGGGTTCTCCCTTGATTACTTTAATATTATAGCAGAAAGGGGCAGCAAACACCACCCCTTGTGCCACTATCAGCGGCGGACCACTGAGATAGCAGGTTCACCCTGCTGAAACACGGTATCCACCACTGCCTGTACGCTCCTAGCAGTGCCGATACCCACCTTATCAAACACTGGCACACATACCAATCCGAACGTCTTCTCAGCGCCACCCAGGCGGATCACACGCCCAATGCTCTGGGAAATACCGATATAATCCATGTTCCGCATGAATAGAACTGCCTCCAGTCCTTTCACGTTGATGCCCTCGGAAAGGATGCTGTGGTGCATCACAACGAAGCGAGTGCCATCAGTACCCCACTGATTAAGAGTCTTGAAAAACTCTTCACGCGATACTTTCTTGCCATTAATGATAGCACCAGTTTTGCTAGTGATATACATCCAGTTGTAACCACGTTCCTTAAGTTCGTAGCAGAAGTCTGTTTGAGTAACAAGGCGCACAATCTGCTTAGTAGAACGTGCAGCAATCAGGATCTTATTGAGCGAATTGGCATCAATAGTATCAAGCAAATTCTTCTCATCACTCTGCTTGAAATCACCCTGAGGAAGTTGCTGAACCACAACTTTAGGGGGAAGAATATATCCTTCCTCAACCAGTTTAGGTGCAGGAACATTGCAGATAACCTGTCCGTAGACAGCACCATCATTCATTCCTGGTTTGAATACGGTAATAGAATGCTTAGGAGTAGCAGTAAAAAAGTAGCAACGATCAGCATCGTGAGAGAAGAACTCAGTAGCAGGGAAGAAGTTACGTTGTACGCTGTTATGTGCTTCATCAAAGTAAATGGTGTTTACTTCAATGTCTGCCTCTTGAATACGGTGCAACGAATGATATGTAGTAAAGATAATGCAACTCTCATGATTATCGCGAGCAGTATTAGCAAAAACGTGAATGTTCTCTGGTTTTGTTGTACTATAGTGCTGAGTTTCACCACTGTGAACGTGCATCACATGCACAAAAGGATTGGTGATAACTTCAAGGAACTCTTTGCAGAGTTGTTCTGCCAGAAGAATACGAGGAGCAACTACAACAATAGTTCTACCGTAGAGAAGATCAATACGTGCATCTTCAATCATGCAGATGGTCTTGCCGCCACCTGTAGGAACAATGATCTGCCCTTTGTTGTGGTTCCCCATTGCCTGTAGAGCGTCTTTCTGATGGGGGCGAAGGGTGATCAAGTTCTCTCCTGTCCTGTATGAACATATTATAGCAGAAAACCGCCCCCAGTGCGACCTGGTGGACGGTTCAAAAATTGGTTTTTACTACATACCTTTGTATGGGTTCCCAAGGGTAAGCTAAAAGAACGCTTCAAGTCCCACGGGTTCACCGAAAGAATAATCATATTCAAGAGCATCGTAACACACATAATGTGGATGATCAGTGGATACACCCAACTTGTTACATAACTCTTTGTGGTTATCTTCCATGTACTCAACAGCATACAACATATTGTTGATAATGTGTTCTTCAGAATGATAATTAAGAAGAACACCTTTTAGTGCTAATAGAAGATTACCACATCCAGCAGAGTTATCTAAGAAAGTAGATTCTGGATTGGATAACATCTCTTGTGGAAAGTTTTCAAGAATATACTCAACTAACTCAACAGGAGTGAACACTTCTCCTGTTTCATTAATTCTATCATTAGATCTTTCAATTTCAGATCCAAGGTTAGCGTTGTGCTTATTCTTACTCATCGCATATAAGTTTCAATATGTGTAATCTCTTCTTCGGTGATATTAAAGAGATTATACACGAACTCATTAGTTTGTTCAATGCTTTCAAGTTTAGGCATCTGGCGGATCATACCAAGATTAACTTGTGCAGCATTTGCAAAACAATAAGCAACAAATCGTCCCAAACGAGATCGAGAAAGGAACCAAGCATTATCTTCTGCTTGTTTGACACTATCCATCTCCCATTTTGTACCATGAATATTAGTTTCATTGATACGAGAAATAATAGTTTTCTCTCCACCTTTAGGTGTTGATTCACGATATCGTTCCCATACACTATCAATATACAAGAAATTCTCACTATCATCATTCTGAGTGAGCCGATCAAATTCAGAACGAAGAACTTTATTGATAATCTGAGTACGAATTAGAGATGGATCAACAATAGCAGTAGCAGTTTCTAGTGATTGTTGAATCGTAACTCCTTCCTTCAAATATTCAAAATCACACTCATTAAACTCCTCTAGATTCTCTTTTGTTGCATAGAATCCACCAATAGATGTTGCAACACCAGGAAAGAAGTGATTCAAACTTGGATATACTTTATGAAAACGCAACCATCCACGGAGATTTTTTGCTGCCAGTGAGAATGGAGCAAGGAAACGATTGGGAATAATTACGAGATAATGTCCACCATCCTTCAACAATTCCTTCTGCTTTTTCAC